ATGACGGCCAGCGGCAACGCCACCAGCGGCCTTATGTGAAAAGAGTTTATCAAATTCTTTTTGAAGGCGATCCCTGTGTTCTTTTGGCGGCGTATCTGCGCCGCCCCACAGGCCAAGATCTTGGCCCAAGGTGTCAATGCCGGTGCCGGTGCTGACAGCCTTTGATGCTTGATCCATAGCCGTTTCAGGTGCCGCAAGGCCGGCAGGAGTAGGCAGGGATCCGACATTCGCCGCAGTTGCTTCAGGCACATAACCCTTGGCGGAAAGGCCGCCAGATTGCCCCTGCATGGGGGCATACATCTGCTGATAAGCCGCCAGCATCTGCTGGTAGATACCCGGATCAAAACCAGCGAAGCCACCATCGGCAAAGCCAAGGCCCGCATGCTCAGGCATCACACCGCCACCCATGCTGGCAGCGCCGCCAGCAGCAAAGTGGCCACGATCAGCGGCATCATCAGTCGCCTTGTCGTAGCGGACAGTCTTGTAGCCACCAGCCAGACCAACGGCTTCAGGGTGATGCTTTTCAACTTCCTGCGCCATCAGACCGATTTCAGTCTGCGGGTGGCCCTTGAAGTTGTAGCTGTAAATGTTCTGACCGTCGAAAGTCTTACCAATCGGCTTGATGTTTTCCTTCAGGCGGGCATCGGAAAAGCCACCCAAAGCCTGATTGGTGGTCGTGGTCGAACCTGACAGCGCACCAGTACCTTCGGCAATGTTGGCCAAGAACTGCGCCGTCTGGAACGGGTAGGACTGCTTTTGCAGGAACTGATTGTACAGAGCCGTAAGGCCAGCCTGCTCAGTCTGCTGCGCGCCCAAACCGGCTGCAAGCTGCGCCTGAGCGCCCTGAAGCCCAGCGGCCTGAGCCCCAGCCCCAAGGCTGCCATACTGCGCTGCCATAGCCTGTAGCGCCTGACGGTTAGCCTGATCGGCGCTAAGGCCCAGTGCCTGCTGCTGACCGGCTGTTTGCAGGGCGTTGTTGTAGCCCTGATTGAGAATGCCAGAAAAGGTCTGGGCATTGGCAAGCTGATTCTGCTGAGAAAGATTGGCCGCAGCAATACCGGCGCGATCACCACCAAATGCACCCTGCCGAATGGCGTTACCAGTTTGGCCAGCCATAGCCTGCTGGTTCTGCTGATTTAACAATCCAGCCGTACCCTGCAGCACGGTGCCAAGGTACGGCGACATATACTTATTGATTGACTGAGCGTTCAGATCGCTGGGATTAACGGCCTGAGCGCCCGCCAGCGTCATATTGGAAGCAGTCTGATAAGCAGGCTGCGCGGCGTTCGCGTAATAGTTTGTGTTAGCAATACCAGCCTGCTGCGTAGGGTTTAGCTGGGCAACAAATGCGCTTGGATCGCTGGAATATTGCTGGAATGGGGTCTGCGCGGCCTTTTCAGCAGTCGCGTTGACAGAGTTATACCGCGCCAATACTTCGGGCGGTATCTGGATCTGTTGTGTTGACTGTGAAGCTTTGCCGCCCATTTAATGCTCCGTTCTGGGAACGCCCCCAGTCTTAGCGCCGTAAAGAAAGAACGCCCCACTTGGCTTACCAAATTGTCGTTCGTATAGCCTGACTTTAGCCTCAGTTCGGCTGTTGGACAATACACCTATAATCAGCGGTATGCCAAGACTATCCGCAACCTTTTTACTAAATTCGCAAAGTTGTTTGGCTCTGCCGCCCTTTGCGCTTCTGTAATCGGGATGAATAAAGATGGCTTTTTCTTCAACAACAGGCGCGTCTGAGTACCACATATTACCGATACGAAGTAATACTGCGCCTTGGATCACGCCGTCTTTAGGGCCAATAATACCAACGATGCCGTGATCTTGGTGAAGGGCTGGCCACAATTCAGTCGCAAGCTTGCCGGGATTAGGTGCGAGAAAGCCGTTCTCTTCGCTGGCCATCATTGAGATATGCATCAGATCATCAAGATCTTCAGGAGTACCGATCCTGATGTAAAGTTCTTCAGGCTGAGTTTTATTGGTCATATAGGTATCCTTTAGGTAGTTAATCCCGCTTAGGCCCCGGCAGGGCTTTCAACGTCTTTACAGTCTCAGCGCGCATGCGCTTAACAAACTCATCTAGCACCCTGTGACCCGTGTCCAGATCGCCATTACCCGTCTGGATAACCTGATCAGGCGACAGGACGTATTCGCCACCAGCGGCGATGATGGGAACGGTTGCAGCGCCGCCCTCAGCCTTACCGGGCAGTGGTTCTCCGTAAGGGCCGCCCTCAGCGCCGTAGGGGGCTTGCTGGCCGCTGTAAGGCGTACCGCCAAAGATACGGCGCATATGCTTAAAGCCAGCCATAGTGTTGCCCTCGCCCATTGCGCTAATGATGTCAGCGGGGATGACGTAGGATCCTGATGGCACGTTCATTGGCAGGTGATCCGTGCGGCCAGCAACCGCGCTGTGGATGGGGCCTGTGTGGACCTTAGTTTCGTTCATGGTAGCACCGCCAGAGGCGCGGGCTGTACGCGCAGACTTTGCAAACGCCTCAGCGGTGGGCGCACCCTTGCTGCCGGGTTTACGCATATGCTCATGAGAGCCGTGAGCAATACGCTGCTGCTTGGCGTGGATGTTGGCATAAAGGCCGCCACCAGTGGCTTTAGCAATTTCAGGAACAACTTTGCCCATGTGAAATGCATCAGCGAAGTTACCATGCGAACTATGGCCCTCTTGGCCAGTCATATGGCGGCGCAGAGCGTGGATAGCTTTTTCATCAAGATGACGGGCGCGGTCTTCCCCACGGCCAAAGATATGCACGGGAACATGATCGTCGCCATTTACAGATTGGGCCGCAAGCATCCGATGCCGACCCTCATGACCCTTAACGCGGCCCGTTTTGAAATCTAAGTCAAGGAAAGGTGAGCCAATTGCCTTGCCCTCACCCATCGCCTTTTTAATATGCTCAACACTATTCTTCTTTGGCTCATCAAGAGGTGTAGCAAGTTCCAAAAACTTTGAAGGACGCATCATGGCTGTAAAGCCGCGATAGTTGACGTTCTGGTTCAGGGGTACTGATCCAATACCGTTTTCTTGGTCAAAGTTTACCTTGCCCACCCGTGACTGCGTTTCGGTGTTCTGAGGTGAAGGGGTATCAGCGTCATTGGATCCGCCATACGCCCGCGTCTTGCGCGCCGTATTGAGGGCCGCAGCAATAGCCTGCTTCTGAGGGTGGCCAGCCTTGATCATTTCGGCAATGTTGCCGCTGATCACTTTCTGCGATTTACCCTTCAGAAGCGGCATACGAACCTCACGAATAGCTGACGGTGACAGACTGACCCGTACCGGGTGCGACCACCAAACCAATCCCAACGGGCATGTTTACAAAAACAACCCCAACGGTGTTTGGAATAACATAGACTGTATTACTTGTCGAAGTGGCAGAATTGGCATCATAAATATGTCCCACCGCGCTGCCGGCAACAGTCACCGACACCGTAGCAACACGGCCAGCGCCAGACTGCACAAGGGTGGCGGCAGTCAGGTTTCCGCTATTTTGAGCGCCCTGCACGTTAAGGTAGGTCTGAGCCGCACCATTAACAGCCGTGACTACGTTTTTGGCCGCAGTGAGAATATCGTCCAAGGATGCCATTAGAACTTCCCATCCGCTTCAAGGCGGTAACGCATGTTACCAATTCGCCAGAACGACCCAACGTCAGTGCTGCCGATATTAATTGAAACCAAACGCCCACGAAAGCGGGGCGAAATAAATTGGGTGTTCTGCGTCACCGAATATGGGCCGTAAACTGACGGAGTATCACCGGGGTAATTGGCCACATAGAAGGTAATATTGATGGTGGCATTCTGAGATCCACCATAATAGCCCCACTTCATGTCAGGCCAGACCTGATCGACAAAGGTCAGAACGTCAGCCTCAGACATGGCGAAGTAACCCGTCTGGAAGTTTGAGTTCATGGCCTGACCATCGGCATCAGTCGATGTCTCATGCTGGTAAAGGTACAGGGTTGTTGGATCAGCGCCGATTGGCGGACCCAGAACAGACTGGTCAACCCACGCAGAGCGGCCAAGTGAACCAAAGTCCCAAGTCTGCAAAGCCGGGTTATACTTTACATAGGCATTGACTTCGCCGCTATTGCTCATGGTCGGGTAATACCATGTGATTTCGCCAAAGCGGGAATTAACGGCTACGCGGATCTTGCTGGTTTGCGTCTGATCAAGGTCTTGGAAGATTACGTCCCAGATCGGGCAGGCGACAGGCTGAACGCCATTGCCGCTCATGGAGTAGAACTGCGATGGCCCCATCCAATAAACAACGCCGTTAACAGTTGCAGCCGCCTTGCGGGCGATCATGCCGCAACCAGAGCCAATTTCGTTGAAGCTGTAGATGTAGGGCTGACCAACGTACTGCATCGACCAAACGCCAATGTCCGTCCAAACCAGCGCCTGCTGCGGCCCCTGAATGCAGCCAACAATCCTAGAGCCTTTGGGAAGGCGATAGGAACCAGCCTGATTAATGACGGTGCCAACCCAAGAGTTGTAATCATTAACATCGCACCAGCGGATCAGCAGAGGATCCTGAATGCCATTAAAGGTAGACCCCCACGCGATGATCTGACGCTGCGGCATGGCGACAAACATGCCGTCATTGACCACAGGGGCGTTGGCGATCACTGAGGCGGTAGGAGCGCCGGTTTCAGCATTCCACTGGTATATGGGCTGAAATGGCGGCGCTGCTGAGGCATTAACGGGGCAGGCCAACAAAATGCCGCCCCAGTTATCCAAGGTCCAGTCAGTGGCGGCAATAGCAGTGCCGGTGGTGGGTGTGACTGCGGTACCACTGCCGTACCCGCCAGAGCCATAAGTCCCCACGCCGTAGCCGGTGCCTGAAGGAATAGACCCTATGCCGTAGCTGTAGATGTAGTGGGCTTTGTTGTTGTTTAGATAGCCGGTGGTGGTCGATGTCGGTGACGTAGACGCGATAATCGTGAAGTTATCGGCATCAATAACTGACTGAACGACATAATTGCCGTAGAAAGTTGTGCCGCCGACCGTTGTCGAAAGCAGCACGGGAAAGGTGCTATCAACACTATAACCATGATTAGTAAGTGTCACCGTGACGGATGAAGACCCGCTGGTGACTGAAAACAGCGGCAGGGTTGTGGTCGTGGTCGATGACGTAGCCGCAAGCGGGTTACCAAGGACATCGACGGCCTGAACCGTAAAGCTGGTGCCAGCGATGTAGCCGTTAGGGTCGCAAGCATACTGGCCAAAAAGTACAAGGCCGCCAACCGCGATCTGAGTGGCAATGTAAACGGAGTCGTAATTGGTGATGCCGGTGGTTGTGGTGTCCGTGACAATTACATAGCTGCTGTTTAGCGTAGAAGATGCCGCAGCCGTAACGTCATCAGCCGCGTAGCGAGGCGTGATGGTCTTAGATACGCCGTTGGTAATAACCGCAAGCTGGGCAGACGTTGAGATGTTCTGGGTGCCGTAGGCAAGGTGCGAAGATGACTGCGTGTCTTCCCAAGCCCACAGCGCACGAACAATAGCCGGCGTGGTGTTTGGAAAGTACTTAGTCCAGCCGCCAAGCTTCTGGATCAGAGCGCCCTGAGCGCGGTCATAGATGAACCTGATGAGGTTGCTGGTTGAGATACCAGCCTCATTCAGCGCAGGCGTTTCGTTCTGATCAACGCCCGGTTTCAGCTTGACGCTTGCGTGTGGCATAACGCCTTACCTCGACGGTGTGGCCGCCACTGCGGGCGACATGGATGACCAAGCGGCGGCACTAAACTTCTTGCGGCCTTCTTCCACAGCCGCGCCCTTCAGTAAGTTCTGATACTGCAATTCGTAGGTTGGCCCCATTGAGGGATCATTAGATGCCTGACCGAAGTTGCGCTGGAACTGCGCGATGTAGATCATGCTGGCCTGCACTAGCATATCTGGGAAGTAGGTGCTGATGAAGGTCGTGCCGGTGGCCGCCTGAGCCGTTGTCGCATTTTGATAAAGCGTTGGCAGACGAACTGTTCCAGTGACTGTAACGCTATAATCGGAGTCAGGATAAGGGCCGAGCAGGATATTATTATAATTGTTGCCGCCAGAAGCGAGATCGCCGCCATACATAGCAAAAAGGGTTGGCATAGCCGTGCTGGCTGAAGATCCGTAAACATTTTGCAAGTATTCCTTCGTTGACGGAAGGAGCGGGTAAGTGATCCCGCCTGACGTAATGGCAATGGTTTGCACCGTAACGAAGTCATCGGCATCAAGCTGAAGCTGATTATTGCCGGTGACCAAGGTGTAGGTCCGCGATGTTTGAGACGGCAGAAGATCCAGATCGCGCTGGATCCTGAGTTCTGCGTAATTCAGCATTTGCGGGACAATGGCGTTAAAAGACGCATCCACGCCCTGAACCACGCCACTAACCGTAGTAGTATTTACGACAGCCATTGTCGCAACTTGAGTTATGTACCCATTATAGGTCAGTGGTGTGGTCTGTGGCGCTGTCATAGCTATCCTGCCTGTCAAAGCGTTTGGACGGCTTTATCAAAGTTTATTCGGCTTGTCCAAGTGCCTCTTCAATAAGTGTCAAGTTGTTCTTTAGCCGTTCATTATCTGGGTCAAGTTCTATTGCAAGTTTGGCGTGTTTTAAGGCTTCTGGAAGTATACCCAAATGATAGGCGGAGATGCTGGCGTAATCATGCGGCAGAGAGCCCCAGACCGCAGGATCGACGGTGTAGACCCACTCACGCTGCTCAATCGCCAGTGCAGACTTAGCCGCGCCATAGCACTCAGCCCACTGGTGGCGTTGGTAAGCAAGCTTAGCAATTTCGCACCAAGGCTCACGGGTGTAGGGGGCTTCGATTACGCCTTGTCGGGCAGCTTTGATCGCATTGTCCCAGTCGCCAAGGGCATCGTATGATCGGGAGATGACGCGGTAAGCGTAACACCGCTCGTTTGCCCAGTTAGCATTGGGAAGGGCCAGATACCGGTTACACTCTTCAATTGCACGGTGCCACTGGGCGTGGAAAGAGAGTTCCCTAGCGTAATAGAATGCGTTTCTTGGGTCATTGGGATCCTCCTTAACTGACATTTCAAGCAAGTGCAGATACTGGCCACGGCTCTTTGTCGGGTCAGGTTTGTGGATCACCATGAGCATATCGGTGTCCGCATACTGCTCATCAATCAGGTACGGGAT